GAGAGACTTTTATACCCCGAATATAATATAAATAAAACTGTAAATACCTGTAACCAATTATTTATTTTATTATATTAATAATATATATATATGAATTCATCAACAAAACGCAGGTCTACAAATAGAAAACAGGGCACGCGTAGAAACAAGCTAACAACATCACTAGTGTCTTTTGAAAAAGATATTACCGTTCGGTTTTTAGAAATGTTAATCATGGTAAAATTATATCACTGGAAAACATCTAGCTATGCTACACATAAAGCAACCGATGAGTTATATACTAACTTGAACGCAAATATTGATAAATTTATAGAAGTATTATTAGGCAAAGCCGGAAATCGTATTAATTTAATGGGGAAAAAAAATATTTCTTTAATAGATTTAAATTCGCCTGAAAGATTACGAAACAAAATTAATTCTTTTAAAAGTTATTTGATATCCATAACTAACAGTCCCGCAATTAGATTAATGTCAAATACTGATTTATTGAATATTCGTGATGAAATATTAGGCAATTTAAATCAATTTCTATATTTACTTACATTTAAGTGAGTATGCGCGATTATAATGAAAATTAATATATTTATTTTTATTATAATGGATAATTCATTTACTCCTACTAATTCAATATTAGATTCGAATACGGGACAGTTTAGTAATTTTCAAAGCGAAGGTTCTTCAAATTGGTTCGAGGATTCGTTTAAAAATATAAGCGTCATTTCGTGGATTATAATTATAGTACTATTGGCTTTTTTAGGATTTAATATATTTGCGTATTTAGCTTACGGAACACAAGAATTAGCCGATTTTTTTGGTCCCCTAACCGCTCAGTTTTTAGGAATTTTTGCGTTTCTTACAGGCAGAACGGTTGAAGTCGCGGCAGAAGGTACACAGAATGTAGTAAATGCTGCCGCATATGGTAGCACGGCTATTATTGATACTTCAGCGGAAATAATTGACGTTGGATTAGATAAGGTGCAAGATGTTGCTCGTAATGTACAAGTAATAAGCCAAGACCCTAAATTTAAGATTAAACCAATTGATATAACAATTCCTGCGGTTGATATTAATATTCCCGCGAGTGATATCAATATGCCGATAGTAGACATCATGGCAAATAATACGCTAAATAGGGCATTAAATACTTCGGCACAAACACGACAAATCCAAAATGGACAATTTGGTAATGATTATGCTGCGGATGATTCGCATAGTGCTATACAAACCGGCGGTGGAAAGTCCGGATGGTGTTTTATTGGCGAGGATAGAGGATTTAGAAGTTGTGCGGAAGTTGGAGCTAATGACCAATGTATATCTGGGGATATATTTCCTACTAGGGATATATGCGTAAATCCTAATTTAAGAACTTAATTTACATGCGCCAACGAATCCTTTATAATTTTGCGGCCACTTGGTTCCACTATTACTCATAGTTAAACGTGGTTTAGTATACCACGTTGCTACGCGCGGGTCCCAACATAGGTCCACAATTTTACCTGGAACATCCGAACATGTAGTAGGAAAGCACAATTCAATTTTGGTTTGTTTAATTATTTCATTAGTGCATGGATTAGCGACTGTATTACATATCAAGTTTCCACCATCTTGTATAGTATCCTGAGAACAAAGAAAAGGATTTATCACATTTGTTTGGTAAGGACCCGATATATTATTTGGAAGTCCAGGAATATCATTTGGTGGTATTTCAATAGCATTTACACGTTTCAAACTTTTCGTATTGGGGTTTGTGTATTTCTGCGTCTGGGTAGCATAACTTATGGTCCGGTTTGTCCACTTGCCTTTACATATTTGCGAATATCTTTGGGATTTTGTAATATTACTACTATTTTTTTTGTATTGTAATACATTTCCTTTGATTAGCATTTGTGTATCGTATAATGCCTTATCTCTGGAAACTGTTGTCTTGGTAAGGGGTACATAAATAGTATTATAGTTTTCCGTTTCATTAAAATAAGTGCACTGTGCTTGAGTTCTACTCCATACCCTCGTTGGAGTAGGATTATATTTATATGTGGTCATATATAATATTAGATATATAATATTACATATTACATTTAATATACCAAACTAAGTAGGGTTATACATATCTCCTGCGCCGTAAAAGAACCACCTTAATGAAAGGTAATCCGTAGTATTACTAGTTTTTGGTCCTGCCATATATGTGTTGGGACCCTGCGTAACTATACGTTGAATCTCCGCGGTCCCTAATGCGTAATTGTAATACCATAAATTAGAAATATTTCCCTGAAATCCGCCGTTTTGGGCAACATAAACGTCGCCATTGTTTTGTTTAGGAACTCCGCTCAAATTAATGCTGCGGGTGATAGTGCCATTTATATACACATCCAATGTGTTTTCGCGACACCTTATAATAACGTTTATCCATTTATTTAATGGTATATTTGGAATATCGATTTCTTCGTTTATTACGTTAAATGTATTCATTATAACGACTAATTCATTTGTATCTGGTTTAATATATAACCCAGGAGCATTATTGGGGAAATTTAATCCATTTTGTGCTAAATTACTATTCCCTTTATGAAAGATGTGTTGATAAACTGCGACATTATCTAATTTGTGAATGTTTAACCATATGGACCACGTGAACTCGATACCTTCTGTTGCGTTTTCGGACCTATGTATAATATCGGTTGTTGAAGACGAATTTTGCTTAAATATTAACATTTGTTGCGCGTCGACCATTCCATCGATTAAATGTGGCGATACTTCTGGCTTAAAAAAATACATAATTATATATGTGCCTATCCTTAATAATATCAAAAATACAAATATAATTAATATTACAAAAACAATTTTGGCGAATATACTATTTGATTCCAACATGCCTTTTGTCCAATTTGTATTATTTGTTGAGAAAGATGGATTATTCATTTATATATTATATATAAATAAATAATAAAATGGTTTATATCGTAAGTGTACTTTGAGCATTACCATTTTCTAACAATGATACCTGAACTTGATATGAGCTAAATATATTTGCGTAGGGAGCTGAGTAACCTGCGGTGTATATATTCCACGCTTCTTGTGGATTCAATGGTGATGGATAATATTGAAATTTGGATGTCCATCCATCAAACCCACCGCCAGGTGTGACATAAATGTTATTGGCACTGTTTATATTTGCAACACCCGGTAATAAGCACGTCTTTACTAATTTACCGTCAATATAAACATCCATACTCCTTCCATAAACACTTACGATTAAATTTACCCAACGCTGTATTGGTATATTACCAACTGTGCACGTATGGTCAACAGAAGTAGCTGCTGCTGTCCCACCTGTTCCAGGGAAACATGCTAGTGAAATCGTAAGATTATTCTCAATTGCATCTAACTGAACTGATGGGCAAGGATGCGCATTAGCACCATCCGTTCTAGTAAAAATTGTTTTAACGTCGCCATACCGATAATTCCAGTCATTTATGTAAAACCATATTGAATACGCAAAGTTGGTGTTATCTGCTGAAACACCCGTTGTTGCTAATGCGGAAGCTACTATAGTAGTGGTTGTTTTACCATTTTGAATAGTTTGTAGTGTATAGGGATCACTAAACATATATCTTAAAAGAAAGTATACTAAAACTATAACAATTACAATTACAACTATGGTTAGAGGATTCATATTTATATATAGATATAGAATTTTTCTATGTATAAGTGTATAAATTGACAATTATTATAACTAAATATAACTCTTATCGCAATTTTTTATTCTACTGATTTTATTTTATGATATACACGTTAGATTTTTTTGGTATAGGCGGATTTTCTTCTTTAACCATGTTATATAAATAAAACATGTTATTGTGCGTTAGTGATTTGTTAAAATACACAACATTACATATTTTGCCAGATATTCCGTCGTTATTACCGATTGTTAAGGCGTCCAGAGTATAGTATGGTACCACGCCTACGTTTGACTGTTGTAATTCTCCATTCAAAAACACATCTAAAACACCACCATTATAATTGATAATTATATTATTCCATCGTTGTAACAATATATTGTTGTTTTCATACAGAATTCGATTATCAGTATCACCTTCTACAAACTTTATAAATTTGTTTTCGGTGTTTGCTTGTAAATCTTGCTGTTTTATAGTAATAATCAACTTATTTTTTTCCGCATTATATAATACGTTGGGTTTGTTTGCGTAATTTAATAAAGACGTGTATGTTTTGTAGGAAGAACTCGTGTTAGGCGGTAGTGCATCAATGTAAAACCAAAAAGAAATCGCGTAATTATAGTCGAATGTTTTATCATCATTTAGCGTCTCATATGTGCCATAATCTTGTGATGTATTAATATGAATTGGTGCGGTAACTATTTGTTTACCACCTTGTAAGTTAATTGTATTATATAACAAGGGATACGTAAAGTACATTGTGAGTAATGTTACAATTAGTCCAGACAATGCCAAATATCCGGTTGTATTACTGTCATAATTACTAACAACACCGCTCATAACAGAATCAAATCCGCTATTGAACACACATGGAATATAAAATACTGTATTGATTATAACACTAAATAGTGCGTTTTTTTGCGCGTTACCTTGGGGTAATTGAGTATTTATTGTTTTATAAATCATTGCGCATATTGCGATAACGAGCAACATATTTAATATGAAACTTGTCCATCCCATTCTTCCAGAAATATGTTGAACATTATATACAACCCATACGATAAGGACAGACGAAATTACAATTCCAAATAGTAGTAACAAGGTTCGCTTAAAAAATTCGAAATGATTGGTTATTGTCCCATTGGTCGAAAATTCCGGAAAGAGATTACTAATTAAAAGAACCCCCCATATAATTGAAATTAACAACACAATCAATACTACCGCTGCTACTTGTGTCTTATTTTCTTTGTTAAAAAATCCTCCTGGATAAGTAGATATTAAAATAGTAATGACTATTAAAAATAGTAAATATAATATAGTACCATATCCTGAAAATTGTGTAAAATAGTCTAATAAATTCTTTTTTGCGGGGGTGCTTGTTAAATCCGGAAATGTCATGAGCACTATTAAATATAATAATCCAAATGCTAAGAGAACAATTGTTAATATAAGCGAATGCCCAAAGTATTTGGTAATAAGTCCACCTGGGTCAACATTATAATATACAATAGATGTAGTCAGTAAACAAAAGAGTAGAATCAATATTTTTATGCGCTCATAGTTAATATTAAAATTGCTTACATAACTTTGCGATAACGATTTATAATATGTTATCATACCAACTGCAATAGAAATTGGTACTATTACAAAAGCATATTTATCCATAGTTTTATCTGGGAAAAGTACGTAAAATAAGATTACGAAAATGGTATACAAAATTACATAAGTAACATTATATATCTGTTGAAACAATTTACCAACATCTTTAAAAGATGGTAAAATCGATATACAAATACCTACTATAATTAAACAGACAAATAAAGTGATTAATATGTTGGCAGTTACTGCCTTGTCTGATTTAGTTTTTGTTTCGCCTATATTAATATTATAAAAAACCACAATAAGAGAAACAATTAATATTAGAATAAGAAATATCATTGGATAAAAAACACCAGGAACATTTAAATCCAATAATTTTGGTTCCATATTATATTATATTATTACAATAAAAATTATATATGACTGTTAACTAAAATACAACAAACGTTTGCGAAACTCATAAATACATAAAATACATAAAATGCATAAAATGCAATAAATACATATTTTTACATATTTTCACTCGCAGTTTTTTTACCGTGACAATTACGGCATAAAGCAACTAAATTCTGAACATCATTACCACCCCCATATTCTAAACGAATTCTATGATCTATTTCATATGTATGGTCCAATTGGGATTTACATTGTCCACATTTCCAATCTTGTTGTGCTGCGACATATTTTTTTTTCGTTTCACTTACGGCACGTTTTGTCTTGCCTTGCGGTTGTGAGAATGAATTTTGATTGGGCTGTTGTTCCATAAAAGAACCAGACCCGTCAGGTGTTGTTGTAAAATCTATAATGGGACTTAGCATATCCAAAGATGCTTTATCTATTGGCATGAATTTCACCAAATTGTTTGCGTAAAGCAACATTTTTTGTCCCTGGGACGGATTTCTTTTTAACAACAGATATATGCCTATACCGAGTAAAGCATAAAAAATCATTTTATAATACTTCTTAAAAGTCAATAGCATTTTTAGGTATTTACCATCATTATATGCGTTATAAATAAAAAAAGCAGTTAATCCTAATACAAAAATCTCTAATCTCATATATATTATTGATATTAATAATATATACATCTTTATACATTTACTTCATTCTACTCAATTTCATGATACCTAATATTCCTAACAACAAAATAATATATGGTAATAATACTAAAAACCACGACAGATTTTCATACCCTTGTTTACATAACCATGATAACACGAATGTCCATATCAGCGCAAAAAATAAGTTCACAATTATATTAGCAACTGCGTTGTGATTAAATAACGAAATAAAAGCGCCCAAAAAAGCTATCGCCAAATATACTTGTGCGGGAGTGCACATTTTTTTGAACGTATCCTTAAACCCCTTCATTTATATAATATATATATTATATATTATTTTAAAAATTATTTTCTTTTTCTGGTTTTTCTGGTTTTTCTATGGTTAGCTAATTGAATTCGGGTTTTATATGTATTTTTACCAAATTTTTTATTATTTCGTTTGATTCTGTTTCCACCGACTACTTGATTTATGGCGCTCAATTGGTTAGTAATTTCCGCTTCAGTAATTGCCCTATCTGAAGTTTCATATAAAAATAAAAATAGGGCTTTAATAATATTAAAAACCCTTTCGTTGTTATATTTGTCTAAATTATCTTTGGTAGCCTTTTTTAAAAAGGGTAAATAAGTACATAAAAATCCCCATTTATCAATATTGTCGATGAACACGTTGTTTACATAATCTTTTATTGCCTGTTCAGCTTTTTTTGTGGTTGTGTATTTAATAAGTATGTTTCGAATATATACAGTAATTATTTCAATTGTCTTTACATAAACATAAATCGTATATGATTCGTCTGGGTCACTCTGGTCTGTTACGATTATATCAGTCTGGTTATCTGGGGATTTGGTCAAGTCATATAATATTTCTATAGTTTTGTTAATTGTTACAATATGCCCAATGCCTTTGCCTATTTCCATCCAATTAAATAAATATGTTGTTATAAATTTATCTAATTCGACCATGTACTTTTTATTGTTTGGTTTAGGCAGACCATATGACCTAAGATACTCATTATATTCATCCAAAAAATCTCTCGAAAACAGAATTATTGAAAATGGAACATTAAATTGTATGCTTTTGTTTTGCCATTTCAAAGGCAACCAACTCAAATCATTATTCGATTTGATGGTTTCAGAGCTATTGTTGTCATTTATACGCGTCTCTTCATATTCGGTCGTAAGACCCCAGTCTATAAGGCGGGGTTGCACATTCTTATTAGTTGTATCTACTAATATGTTCGTGTCTTTAATATCACTATGATAAATCCCTTTTTTGTTCATAGGAATAATCCCCTTTGTGAACAATTCAATCAATGATGTATTCAAATTTTGAACTTGAACGAAATCTTTAATATTAGAAATATATTGTTTTACGGTTTCGCCACCGTCAGGCATGCTTAATACTCTTAATTCATTTAATGATTCGTTAATATTTTGTGCGGTGTATTTACTTTTTTTAAGGGCGCTACATTTTTCTTGAAAGTTTTTTAAATCACTACCTTCTAATTTGGCTGGAATACATAAGTTGTCTATGTCATCGATTAAGAAATACTTTGAGTAGTTTGGAATTTTATTTAATTTGTCTTTAATCTGTCTAATCTCATCATATTCATCATTGGCATGTTTTAATGTCATTAATTTGCTAACTGCATTAGGTTTACGTTTGTCATTAGCACAAGCTAACGCAGGTTTAAACACACAACCAAATCCTCCTGACGCAATAACCTCCCCACCAGACTTATTTTTAAGTATTTTATATTTTTTTTTAGATGTATTTTTATAACTCATCTTTGATAATATAGCACTATATAATATTCATTTGCAACTAAATATCATTTTATTAGGATGGTTACTTATCATACAAATAATAAATGGCGCCAATAATTAAACATATGATGGTTATATATATTATTTTTTGTCTTAATTTGTAATATTCCATCATTTTCATATTAGTTGGTTTATATGCCTCATAATAGTTTTCATAAAATTTGCCTAATGTTATCGCGGGTTTTTCTAATTTTGCATTAATTTTATTATGAATAAAGTGCATCCATCTGATCAATGACTCTTTATTGTCCAAATATGGGGTTATTGGATACTCTTCGATTAATTTAGAAAACTCGGTTGATATATTTTCTATAGGTATAAACAGTGGTAGATTTTGAATAAATTCATAATATTTTTTTTTAGTCACGGCATTAGGATATTTTGGATATGTCATAGATATTGTGTGTAGAAAAAACCAATAGTGTGGACCCCAAATCTCTGGGTCTAAATAAGTCATTGACATAAACTGATATAAAAATATAGTCTGTTAAACATATATTTATTATGAATAATGTATGTAATAATTGCGGAAAACCTGGTCACATATCCAATTTATGCAAATTACCTATTGTAAGTTATGGAATAGTTGCGTTTCGAATGTTTAATGGTAAACCGGAGTATTTAATGATACGCAGAAAAGATACTTTTGGATATATAGATTTTATAAGAGGTAAATACTCATTAAAAAACGTGGACCAAATAAAAGATATAATAGATGAAATGTCAAATGAGGAAAAGCATAAAATCCTAACATATTCTTTTGACAAACAGTGGCAAAATATGTGGGGTAATACAAATAGTTTACAGCATAAAACCGAAGAATCGAATTCAAGCAAGCGATTTAAACAATTAACAACAGGATTTATGAATGACGAGGAAGAAATTCAATTAATCAACATTGTTGAACAAAGCACTACAAACTGGACAGAGGCTGAATGGGAGTTTCCGAAAGGACGCAAAAAAATATATGAAAAAGATTTTGAATGCGCAGTACGCGAATTTGGTGAAGAAACAGGCATTTTAATGAGCGATATAACATTAGTCCAAAATGTAATGCCGTTTGTCGAATCTTTTATAGGCACAAACTACAAATCGTATAAACATAAATATTTTCTTGCATTCATTCAAAATAATGATATTGATTTAACACATTTTCAATCGTCTGAGGTAAGCAATCTGGAATGGAAATCATTTGATACATGTGTTAAAGTAATTAGACCCTATAATTTTGAAAAGATAAATTTAATTACAAGAATTAATAATGTATTAGAAAAATATGAAATTATATCAATATAATATAATATATTATGTCAACAGATTATTGTAATTATAATTTAAGCAAAGAATATGATAAATTAGATTGTGATGCCGAAAATTTTTATTCAAATGAATGTAATAAATTTTTATTAAAAAAGGAATTAGTCGAAGGTGAGTGTCTAGAAAAAGACCCGAATAAAACCCCCTACTTATATCCTGAACTAAATGATGCGCGTTTTAATATTAAAATCGCAACTAAAAAAGAGTTTAATGACACACAATATGACGGCACAGTTCATACTAATGTTAAGGAATATGCTGATATTCTAAGTAATGCGGATTTTGAATTGTCGCCGCATCAGGCATTTGTAAAGAATTTTCTCTCTTCGCAAACTCCGTATAATAGTTTATTGTTGTATCATATGTTGGGAACAGGTAAGACATGTAGTGCAATTGGCGTTTGTGAAGAAATGCGTGATTATATAAAACAAGTCGGTATGACTAAACGAATCCTGATTGTTGCATCTGAAAATGTTCAAAACAATTTTAAATTACAACTGTTTGATGAGAGAAAATTAAAATTAATAGATGGGCTATGGAATATTAAAGGGTGTGTAGGTAATAAGTTACTGAACGAAATTAACCCTATGAATATGAAAGGAATACCTAGGGAAAAAATAATAAATCAAATAAAAAATCTAATTAATGGATACTATTTGTTTCTTGGGTATGGGCAATTTGCGAATTATATAATAAAAACTATGAACTATAATGAGGACATAGAAAGAGAGAGAGAGAGAGAGCAAGAACTCGGTAAAAAAACCAAAACTCAAATTCAAGCATATAAAGACGTTAAAATTACATTAAATAAAAGGATTATTCGGCGTTTGAAGAATGAATTTGATAATCGTCTTATTGTTATCGATGAAATTCATAATATAAGAAAAAGTGATAATGCAGAGACAAAGCGAGTAGCTATTAATTTAGAATATTTGGTTAAATCTGCTGAAAATATGCGGTTTTTACTTTTATCCGCCACGCCAATGTATAATAGTTATAAAGAAATAATATGGTTATTGAATCTTATGAACATGAATGACCGTCGCGCAAAAATAGATGTAAGTGATGTGTTTGAAAAAGATGGCTCTTTTAAACCGAATGGAGAAGAAATGTTAATACGAAAAGCTACCGGTTATGTTTCATATGTGAGAGGTGAGAATCCGTATACATTTCCATATAGAGTTTATCCTAATGTATTTGCGCCCAATCATACATTTCCGCATATTAATTACCCTTCTTATCAAATGAACCTACATAAAATTAAAGATGTGGACAGAAAGCGAATACTTAGTTTATATCTGAATACGATAGAAAATTGCTCTTCTTGTGGTCAGTGTCAAGGGTGTGTTTACAAATATATTATACATAATTTACGTAACAAGCAATTCACAATTACTACTAAAAAGGGAGTAGTCAAAGAAATGCCTTCATTTGAAAATATGGAATCGTTTGGTTATACCTTGCTGCAAACGCCATTAGAATCTTTGATAATGTCTTATCCAATGGATGGTTTAAAACAACTATTAGATGCCATACCCGCTGAGAAATATACAGATGAGTATTCAGATGATTCAATAGTAGTTCCGGTAGAAGTAGACCCTAAGCCTAAAATAGCCGCAAACCCAAAACCCAACCCAAAACCGAAACCCAAAAAATTAAATATTAAACCCGATGTCGACTTTGAAATGCAAGATGGTGGTGACGATTCTACCACATCCGATGAAGCGCCTAATACAATTGACCCACATAAATTAACCGGAAAACAAGGATTAGAGAGAGTCATGGACTATACGGACGAAAAATCGCCACCCCAAAAGGTAAACTTTGCGTATAAAAAATCAACCTTACAGAAATATGGCAGAATTTTTAGTCGTGAAACTATTGGAAAATATAGTGCGAAAATAAAGAATGTATTAGAAATGATATATAATACAGATACGCAAAAAGTATCTGATGGAATTATATTAATATACTCGCAATACATAGATGCTGGTTTAATACCCATGGCATTGGCATTGGAAGAAATGGGATTTACAAGATATGGAGATAAAGCAAAACCCCTTTTTAAAACCAAACCTACAGATGTTGTAGATGCTCGAACGATGAAACCTGCAACAGACCGCAAGAATTTTATGCCGGCGCGTTATACGATGATTACAGGAGATAAGGGTCTGTCGCCCAATAATGACTTTGAAGTAAAGGGTGTTACGAATGAAAATAATAAAGATGGACATCGAATAAAAGTAATCTTAATTTCAAGAGCGGGAGCCGAAGGGATTGATTTAAAATTTATACGGCAAGTACATATATTGGACCCATGGTATAATATGAATCGCTTAGAGCAAATTATAGGACGCGCCGTACGTAATTTAAGCCATAAAGACCTTGAATTTGAAAAGCGGAATGTCGAAATTTTTATGTATGGTACCATACTTGGTAAGGAAAATAAAGAAGAAGCCGCTGACTTGTATGTGTATCGTTTGGCGGAACTAAAAGCTGTACAGATGGGGAAAATTAGCCGCATTTTGAAAGAAACCGCAGTAGACTGTATTATTAATCACGACCAAACTAATTTTACACATGAAAAAATGTCGAAACTGATAGATACACCTATTACACAAGATTTATCAACAGGTCAGGTTATTAAGAATTTCAAAATTGGGGATATGCCTTATTCGTCAGCGTGTGATTATATGGCAACATGTGATTATAAGTGTCGTCCGGATGCGGACATAAATCCTAATGAATTAAATGAAGATACTTACGATGAAAGTTTTATTTTTATGAATTCTGACAAAATTTTACAGAAAATAAGAATGCTAATGAAGGAAAGTTACTTTTATAAAAAGGATGTATTACTTAGCGCCATACAAACCCCTAAACCTTATCCGTATGTTCAGATTTACGCTGCGTTATCTCTCTTGATTGACGATAATAATGAATTTATTGTAGATAAATATGGTAGAAATGGTAGACTTGTAAACATTGGGGAGTATTATTTGTTCCAGCCGATTGAGTTGAAAGACAAACATATTTCTATTTTTGAACGGTCTATGCCTATTGATTATAAACATGAAATGATTGAACTTAATATAAATCAATCCATATTAAAACCCAAAATGAATGTTAATGAAACTAAATTGGAATACAAAAAGGCGAAAAAAATAGTAGAAACCTTACTGATTGATTTAAATTACGCAAAAGAATTTGCGAATAAACCCAAAGTTCCACGGGGTGACGACAATTGGTACAAACATTGTGGTGTTGCGATGCAAAAAATGACCACTGAATATCCTGGTATTCAAAAACATTTAATTCCTTTTCTAATAGACCATATGATTGAATTATTATTTTATGACGAGAAACTAGAACTGTTAAACTATATTTATTCCTTAGATAATATGGAAAATGACTCTTTAGAACTATTAGCAAAACAATATTTCGAGAGAAATGTAATAATTAGTAACAATAGCAGCTTTTTTATTATGTACAATTTAAATATACCTATCATTTTAGTGTTAAATGACGACAATACGTGGGTTGCTACTGAACCAGAGGATACGCGTGAGTTTTTGGCGGACCCCCTTGTAAAAGCAATTTTTACGTATAATCGTGCTGATTACAACAAATATGTAGGGTTTATTGGATATAAAAAAAATAATACAGTACTTGTATTCAAATCTAAAGATATGGATTCATCGCGTGACACAGGCGCGACATGTGAGGAAGCTGGCAAAGATAAATCAATACAAAAATTAAATGGAATACTTGGCGAAGATAAATACACAAAAGAAAATACAAAATCACAAAAGGATGTTGATGGTAATATCGTGCAGGAAGCTATTGGACAAATAGAATTATGCGTATTACAAGAATTTATATTGAGATATTTTAATGTGATAAAAAAGAATGGCAAAAAATGGTTTTTAACGCCAGAACTGGCAATAGGACATAAATTGTATAAAATTATTGTGTGAGAATTATTGTGTGAGAATTATGATTAAGTATGAAATATTCATTTATAATAAAATTGAAATATAATTAAAAGTTATATTTATATATATATTAAATACAATGAGACCTACAATGAAACCATCAAAACCGGTGCGAAGTGAGCAACGACTATCTTCTATATATTCGCGCGGATTAATCACACGGAATATAGTGCTTCCTATGACCGCTGTAAGTAAAAATATAAAGGAGGTTTTGGAAACAAACATATCTAGTTTGTATGAAGGAAAGTGTATCACAGAGGGTTATGTAAAATCAGAATCCGCAAAAATAGTAACATTTTCAAGCGGCACAGTTGTGCATGGCACCAAAATATCTTTTGAGGTCGTGTTTGAATGTGAAATATGCTATCCAGTTGAAGGTATGTTAATATCATGTGTTGCGCAGAATATAACAAAGGCTGGAATTAAAGCAGCAAGTGCTGATGAAAATCCAAGCCCGATTGTTGTATTTATAGCACGCGACCATAATTATAATAATGACCAATTTACAGATGTAAACGTTGGAGACAAATTTAATGTAAGAGTTATTGGGCAGCGGTTTGAATTAAATGACAAATACATATCTATTATAGCAGAGCTGGTTAAACCTAAAACGTATAAAGAGGGCGCATATAATAAGCCAAAGTTGGTTATTGCTCAGCCGGGAATATAATAAAACATGTTATATTGAAACATACGGCACAAACACATTATAAAGTTTAATTCATAATATTGCTCGATTCTAGTAAATATAAATAATTAAGTTTAATAATGTTAACATCATTGATATAATGTACATTCCAGTTTTTTTTTCTCATTAATTCATTTCGTTTATATCGTTCAACCTGTTTGTTTGTTATGAATTGTAATCCAATATATTGCATATGTTTGTTTATATATACATTTGAACTATATTTAATTGTACCAATAGGTTTACAACTATGAGACCCCGGAGCATAATTCATGTCATCTATTTTTTCACGCAAAAAACATAAATTCTTACTTTCCCAGGTATTATCAACACATTTGCGTATCTGTTGTAAATCTATATCTGATAAATCTATGGTATTACTTTCACCTACCATATCTTTACCGGCTATTTGTAATATACTCGTTCCCTGATTCATTTCGTATAATAATTCGGTTTCCGAAACGCAAACAAATTCATCCATATCAGCCATTATAATCCATCCACGTGGTATATTTTTCCAAATTGTATTTCTTAACTCAATTTGTATATCTTCGTTATGAATATTGTCGCTACTCCAAGATACTACATTACAATCGTATGATTTAGCGATTTCGACTGAATTGTCAGTGGATTCATTATCATAAATCGTTATTTTACACGATGGTAAGTATTTTTTATAATGTTTTATGGTGTGTGCTAATAAAGCTTGTTCATTATAACATAACAGAAATACGTTAATGTCCATTATATAATGTATTATATAATGTATTATATATATTATAATTATTTATATTAAACACAATTCTTACTAATTAATATATATACATAATAATGGACGACACCTATGCGATTGATAATGACGAACAAGTTAATAATACTGCTCAACAATTTAAAAATACAACGAATCAACTTATTTTTTTAAGAGAGTCAATTGAAAACATGAACAAATTCAATCAAATAGAAATACTTCGCATTTTAAAAAATGACACTACTGTTATATTAAATGAAAACAAATATGGTGTGCATGTAAATTTATCCGAATTGAATAATCAAAACCTAGACCAAATGTATAATTATGTTAAATACGTAAATGCGCAACAAGTATCATTAGATACAGCCGAAAAACAAAAAGAAGTGTTTAAGAATACATATTTTTCGAAAGACAATTAAAGACTTGTAAAGTATATATTATATCTATCTTGCAATGAATCTACATTATTATGATAATGATAATAATATAGAAAAAATTAAAATGTTACACGATTTAAATCAGTTTATTTTAAATGAACCATGTATGCGTAATTCAATAAAATATAAGATTAGTAAAAGTCCTAATATATATACGCCACTTGTAAAGCCCAATAATAAATTAGGTGTGTTTATTCCACCCGAAATGGACTCTCTATTTTGGTGTTTATATATAATGAAATATGGCGAAATACATTATGAAATGTTGGATAACAAAAGCGTTGTTACTGAAAAGAAACTAAAAATAGAATATGTTGAAAAAATTAGACTAAATAAAGTATTGTTGAAGACATATAAATTTAATACATTTTCCGAATTAGAAAACAATCTAACCAATGATAAAACCTTGTCTCTTACTTCTTTGTTGTCTTTATGCGCATTGGACAATCTGAATATAATGGTAATTCAAAACAAAACGTATTATGAATTGCGTATGAATGATTCAACTGATATGGCAATTATTCAAAAATTCGATAAAAAATTTGGTGTAAAATTGGCGGATAATGAATTTGCTGCGGGTCTAAAAAATGATTTAATTCAAATTGAAAATGTCGAAAAACCCTTGAAAGCAATTTCTGCGTATAAAGTAAATGATTTAATCGCCATTTGTAATAAATTAGAGATTGATGTAAAACAGGTTTCATCTGAAAAAACAAAAACCAAAAAAGAATTGTATGAAGACATTTATAAAAAAATTGAACTATAATTTAAAAATATGTGTAAATTATATATATAAAGAATGTCTTTCATTGAAAACATATCACAAATGGCGATGTATCCAGAATCTTCTATTCCCGATGTGGAAACATTAGACGAAGAATATAAACAAATGTATGACTTGTTGGATACTGGCACCAAAGAAAAGATTAACAAACTTCCTAACAAAAAATTCAAGCAAGAAACATTAACTCATATTTCAAATCCTGAATTACAAGCAATTTACAATAAATTGAATAAAAAAACCAAAGAAACGATTGACAATCTTCCTATTCGCGATAAATATTTGATGTTGAGACAAAAACAAAAGGAATTAGAACAAAAAGCACCGGAAGAACAAAAAGAAAAATCCCCTAAAAGGGGGAAAAAGTTCCCGGAAAAGGACGCTCCTAAAAATATTATTCCATTGAAACCACAATTAAAACCACAAACCGAACCAACTCTTGCCAAAGAAGCCCCCAAGGAGTTATTTGGTGAAGAATACAAACCACCAACTACGCAAGATAAGGCTTCTCCACAAGCACAATTTAATAATTTGGTAAATGTGTTTTATGCGTCAAATCCGTTTGTAAATAACCAAAGTGTCTCGTCAGAGTTAGAAGTGCGGTTTGGTACAAAAGGCATAAAGCCTATAAATCAAACAGATTATGAAAATGTTATCAAAAAATTAAAATCTTTTGGGTTTGAAAGTAAAGACCCTAATGGTGTATATTATTTACGGGTTAATTGTGAATTTTTAGACAGCGGGTCTGGCAAATTTAGATTATCAGATATAAGAACCGAAATTATGGGATTACATAATATCCAATCTTATTGTAAAAATAATGATATTCAAGAACTTTATGCTAATCAAACATCGTGTGTTAGTTTTCAGAAAAAAACCATGGCAAAAAACTCAAAACAAGAAAAGGTGTACCCTGTAAACGTAGACGATTTTAATTTCAGGGTTTCATATGCTATGGAAGCGACGCCTGCTCGCGGTATCATTATGTTTATCGTCGACAGCTGGAAAAAATCCAAAAAGACCTTTCGGTATTTAAATCGCGTTACTTTTACACATAAAGATTATCCATTCAACATTGATATTAGTATTGTAAAATACGCAAATAAGAGTCCGGATAAATATGGTAATGTAGGCAAGGGAGATATGAAACGTGTATATTCCGTCGCGGATTCTAATGTATTTAATAATCCAGAAGTATATGAAATTGAAATTGAAGTAGACAACCGGAGAATTGGTCCAGGAACACCATTTAATTCACCTGCGCTGTTATTAGTCTCGTTAAGAAAAGTTATTAAATTTATTCTTAGCGGGCTACAAGGAACCAATTATCCTATTTCCTATCCTGAACAAAGAGAAGTCATCCAATCTTATATGAAACTAATTTTGAAAGATGAATATAACCCATCCCAGAGAGTTTATAATAAAAATTTCATCGGACCTAATTCTAAAACCCTTCAATTAGATAACGTATCGCCAATATCTGAAAACTCTTTACAACCAAACATTCGAACAGATTTCGTTGTTACTGAAAAAGCAGATGGGCAACGCCATTTATTGTATATTAATGGTGACGGTAAAATATATCTAATAAACACAAATATGAATGTTATATTTACAGGTGCCAAGACAACAAATAAAGAATGTTTTAATGCGTTGCTTGATGGTGAAATAATTTTGCATGATAAAAAGGGCAAGTTTATTAATTTATACGCGGCATTTGATATTTACTACTACAATGGTGCTGATGTTCGTGGGCTGACATTTATGTTACAAGATAAGGAATTAGAAATCTATAATGCGCGTTACCAAATCTTAAAGTTGGTCACAAACGGCATGAAGCCCGTGTCTATTCAAGATGTGGTAGAAACAACGAGTAAAACATCCATGGCGGACATGTTGGCAAAATTCAAAAATAAAACAATGGTTTCGCCTATACGGATAATTAGTAAAGAGTTTTATCCATATAGTAACAAAATGTCCATATTTAGTGGATGTAATGAAATACTAACCAAGGTTCGCGAAAATAGGTTTGAGTATGAGACCGATGGATTAATCTTTACACACGCGTATTTTGGGGTAGGTTCCGATAAAATAGGCGTCGCAGGTCCAAAAACAAAAACAACATGGGATTTTTCGTTTAAATGGAAACCACCAAAGTACAACACAATTGATTTCTTAGTGACTACTGTTAAGGGTCCTAATGGCGATGATATTATTAAACCTATATTTGAAGATGGTACAAACGCAGAACTGGTAACGCAATTTACCGAATATAAAACAATTGAACTCAGATGCGGATTCAATGAAAATCGGGATGGGTACATAAATCCATGCCAAGATGTAATTGATGATAAATTACCGCAATATAAAACAGATGATAAAGAAAAACATACTCAGTATCCTGTTAGATTTTATCCTACAGAACCATATGACCCCAAAGCAGGATTATGTAAAATAATGATGAAAACTGATGAAACTGGTGTAAAACAAATGTTTACAGAGGAAAATGATGTGTTTACAAATAATACAATTGTTGAATTTAGCTACGATTTAGACCGGGAAGAAGGTTGGCGGTGGGTACCACTAAGACTTCGTTATGATAAGACGACTGAATATCGTCAAGGTCAGCACCAATATGGTAACGCGTATAAAACTTGTAATGACAATTGGAAATCGATTCATAACCCGGTTACCGAAGATATGATTTGCACCGGAATGAACATACCTGATGTATTAGTAAGTGAAGACAAATACTATAATACACCATCTGGTAAAATGATGACAACTGCTATGAAAAATTTCCATAATCTATACGTTAAAAAATTGCTAATTAGAAGCGTTGCTAAACAGGGAGATACCCTTGTAGATTTTGCTTGTGGTAAAGCAGGCGACTTACCTAAGTGGATTGGTGCAAAATTATCATTTGTATTTGGAATTGATATTTCAAAGGATAATTTAGAAAATCGGCTAGATGGTGCTTGCGCTCGATTCCTAAACGCAAAAAAAATTAATAAACATATTCCTTATGCGCTGTTCGTGAATGGCAATAGTGCGTTTAATATTCAATCCGGTGCTGCCATGTTAAACGATAAAGCCATACAGATTACAAAGGCTGTATTTGGTAAGGGTCCAAAGGAATCGGATAAAATTGGAAAGGGTGTAGCTAGACAATACGGGGTCGGAGAATCTGGGTTTGATGTAGCATCGTGCCAATTTGCGTCACATTATTTCTTTGAAAATCCCGAAACGCTTCAAGGCTTTCTTCGGAATATCGCTGAATGTACCAAATTAAACGGATATTTTATAGGTACGGCATACGATGGTAAGATGATTTTTAATATGTTGAATAAAACCAAGACTGGAGAAAGTGTTCAAATAATAGAAGATGGTAAAAAAATATGGGAAATCACCAAAGGATATGGGTCTGACCAGTTTGAGGATGATTCCAGTTCTATTGGATATAGAATTGATGTGTTTCAAGAATCAATAAATCAAACTATATCTGAATATCTTATAAATTTTGACTACTTTAATCGTGTATTAGAAAATTACGGGTTTAAATTAATGAATAGAGAAGAGGCTAAACAATTGGGATTACCCGAGAGCACAGGATTGTTTAGTGAATTGTTTGGAATTATGGAGCAAGAGATTAAGTCAAACAAGAGTAAATCAAAGGAATATGGCGACGCGATTAACATGACGGCTTTTGAAAAGAAAATTTCATTCTTGAATAGATATTTTGTCTATAAAAAAATGCGAGAAGTGAATATATCTAAAATTCAATTGGAATTGAGTGAATACAACACATATGATAATAATATAAACAAAGCTGAAACAAAACAGGCGGTTAAGACTGCTCGAACTACTACTGCAAAATTAAAACCAGTAGTTAAGAAATTAACCAAAAAAATTGTATTAAAAGCAGCGCCTGTCGTTACGCTTGAACCTGTCGTTACGCTTGAACCTGTTATCGAGGAACCTATTGTCGAGGTGCCTGTCGCTGCTGAGACGCTTGAACCTACAGAAAAACCTAAAAAAGCTGTATCAAAAGGTCGCAAAAAATTAATTATACATGACGCCTAAAATAGTTGATGTATAGTTTATTATTACTTAAATAAATAAATGATTATATTACAAGTAACTTATAAATGTTATATTATCTATTACCTAAAATTGACACTAAACTAATTGTAACACCGTGCGATTCTGTGAAAGAATGTCCATTATATATATCTCATAGTTTGTATAAATATTCAAACGCCATACAAAGCAAATTAAAAATCATACAAAACCATAATGACATGTTAGGCAATGAAAACAATTTTTTATCACAAACAAATGCTATACATAGTCCATGTAACAAAATAGAAACCTATTCCGAATTATTTTATGAATTAGTTGAATTTTTAATTGTTTCAAATAATAACTACGAATGTTTTATAACTCAACCAACCAAAATATTATATATTACGTGTCATAATGATGATTTGCATGATTCATTCCAATTTATAAAAAAAAAATACAATTATTCTCATACAAATAGTTATACACATTTTAATAATGTTGACGATTGCTTTACGAGCAATAATACAGACAAATTTGAGTTCATGTTTTTTGAACTACCTGTTTATGATTTTCAAGATGTAAACCAATATATTATTCATGTTTTACAAATAGTTATGATAATACTAAAAACACAAGGTGATAATGGTTGCTGTTTAATCAAACTCAATTACATATATCATAAACCAATTATTGATATATTATTTTTATTATCTTCTGTTTATAGCAAAATATATTTAATAAAACCCACGTTGATGGATACCACAGATTATAAATATGTGTTTTGCAAGTATTTTAATAATAGTCCGGAAATAAGTAATCAAAATTATAAACTATTAGACACTTTTTTAAATAAACCTGATTTAAAAAATATAACTCATATTATCGATTATGATATCCCTGCTTATTTTATTTATAAGATTAATGAAATCAATCTAATAATAGGGCAGCAACAATTGGAACTTTGTCGGCAATTATTACATATTTATATGGGACAAAATCAATTATATAAATTAGACCAATATAAACAAAAAACCATTCAAAAATGGGTAGATTGGTGTGCCAAAATGAACATTCCTTACAATGAGCAAACACCAGATTGTGAAATAAACACTTGTATAAGTATGGTTTAAAAGCATGTTATTATGCGGATACTGACCGTCCAGGAGTATTGTACGTGTTGGGCGATTGCGAGAAATGGTTGGTTCTAAATACCGGTCTTATGTAATACCGATACGGGGATGGCTGTGATACAGGCACTTGATATTCTGGCAATTGTTTTTGATAATGACACACCTTTTTATTATGATATGTATACACACCTTGTATAAGAGCAGCGGGTGGTGCAGTGCATCGTTCCTGTGATTTATTTTTAAAAAAGTTGGATACATTATTATTATCACCTCTATATAATTCATTTGCGGTAACGAGTTGAATGCCAGTGTTATTTTTGCGATGTATAGATGCAGCGTTTGTCGAAATGGTATCCACATTTAATTTCAATAATCGTGTACTGCTCGATACAGCGCCTTGTTTGGCAAATTGATAATTATTTGGCTTATATACAGTAAGTTTGCATCCAGCTGGATTAGATGGACCCGCAAATGGAACCCCCCAATACGGATTGTTAAGAAAAAGTGTATATTCCGCGATAGCAGCAGCTGCGGTTTCCGCTGGTAATCCATTTAAGAAATTAAATAATACTTCAAATGTGAACTTATTGAGCGATTTAAATTCATCCACCTGTTGCTGGGTTATGATATCACGATTTAATAAACTCGCCAATAATCTATTAACAAGCGCAATTTCCGACGCTTCATAAATTTCCGCATTAGGGAAACAATTCGCAGCATATGTATTAAACGTAGATAATGGACCGCCCGGTTTAGCTATTGCGACTTCTTTCATACCATTATTCGCCAGTAATGTATTGTCAAATTTATTGTATTGCTGGAAATTAAATGCTTTTTGTTCGAAGGTCTTGCACCTATTTTGTAAGTACTGTTTAGTCGTTGTATAATAATTTTTCTTTAAATTTGTGCTCGCGTAAATGACTCTTTTACGGGCTTTAAATTCCTCATTACAGCAAAATTTTGGTGTTTGTGTGTCTGGCTCCGGGTTGTCTGTTAAGTACCGATTGTTTGGATAATAGGAAGAAACAATTCCTACACCTTCACATGTTTTACAATTTTTATCTAATTGGGTTATATTGTTGAGTTCATCAATGTTGTTTTGTTTTACTATAAATGCTCCGGGTTTATCCTGCAATTCATTCAATAAACCACTTCCTCCAAATCCTCCACCGAGAGAAGTGCCTTTACTGGATTTCACAAATCGATGAGTATTATAATTAATTAAATCGATTTCATTGTTTGTAATTGGATTAGTAGAATCTGCCACAATAGGGGTTGACGGCACAACACGTCCCTTTCTATATTGTTTTAGCGGGCGTGGAATAAATACTCTTACATTATTATATGTACGAGATGGAAAATTTCCCGATAAAAACACATTTCCTCGGTCATTATTTGTAAGCGGTCTAATATGACTTGGTGCTGTTCCCACAGGGTTACTTAATGGTCCTGTACCCTTCCATGATAAATATTGTCCAGGTAAGGTAGCATTACTACGTCCGCCAGCAGGCATCGTTCGCATACCTAATGGATAAAAAGCGGTTGACATTATATTATTAATATAGAAAAGAAAAATAATATAACAAACTGTAAATTGCGTAAGGTTTAAAAGATTTACATTTTAATTAATCGTTTCAAACTTGCACTAAATGGAAATTTCGATTTTCTAGAACGTTTTTTTCGGTTACTTTTTTTTGTTTTGAGTTTACATGATTTAGTATGTTTATGACGTTTATTACAAGTTGTTTTTCTGGTTTTGCCGCCTACCCAAACTTGTGGTTTTGCTGTTAGAATACCCCTAATAGGATTGGCAATTGATGCTAAATTTGTTAACGACAAAGACGGCTTGCCGGAACCACCTCTTTTACGACGCCGTCTGCCACCAACTGGAATCTTGCTTGCCGCATTAGTCATAGGGTTATTGTGTGCGGCTACATCTGCCCCAGTTGAGGCAGCGTCTGCGGCTGCATCTGCTGCACTTGAGGCAGTGTCTGCAGCAAAATTCGCGGTTTTTTTGGCAGCGTTTGCAGCAAAACTTGCGGTTTCTGCGGCAGTTTGTGCGGCAAAATCAGCAGTTTTTTGGGCAGTGTCTTTGGCTAATGTTGCGACACCTGTTACGCTCGAAAACAACTTTGAAAAAGTGCTTTGAGGAGGAGCAGGAACAGGAGCAGCATCAGCAGCGGGAGCAGGAGCAGGAGCAGGAGTTCCCATAAAAAGACCACCTTTTTTTATATATCTATTTTTCTTGGTGCGTTTGGGCATTATAATATATTATAATATAAAAATATATTATTGATTGGGTTATATCTAATATTCACCGCGTAAGGTATTACATTTTAGCCTAAACGTTTAGTTGTAGTTAATTATTGAAATAAATTATATAAACTACGCGTTTTATATGTATAAGTTGGAATAGGTCCTAAACTTAATAACAGGCGTTCCTTGTACGCTAATCCCTGGTCTCGCGCATCATACCAAGCATATATTCTACGCTGCGATGCGATTTTTACTCTTGGATTTCCACATAATATAGCAGCGGAGGTACGTGAATAACTTCCTAATCCTGGTGTGGGTGTCAGGTTTCCGCCGAGTGATTGTTTTTGTCCAAGTGAATAGTATCTACCAGGCATTTTATATATTTACCCAATATTATATTTATTGCGCAAAAATTAAATTTAATAATTTTGTCTTACAATAGACCCCCAGCCACAAACCGCACCATTTCGTAAACTGTAATTTTCAATCGCGCCTTTTTTCTTAGGAGCTACACATCCTCCTGAACGCATTTTTTTCACAGTATGCCTAGTTCCACTAGGATAATAATTTTTGGTAGAAATAGGAGCATTATTCGGAAGATTCACTTTATATGCGCTTTGACCGACAGCATTACTTTTCAGTTTTGCAATATGTGCTGATGATGAAATCGGCGTAATATAATTCATATGCCCCGATGTTGCATAACGGTTACCTGTTGAGAAACTAAAAAAAGAATTACCGTTAGCAGTCGCAATTGCTCTTTCTCTCTTTATAGCAAATGATTTAGCAGTTTCCGATGTTCTTAAATAATATAATTTAGCGTTCACATTCATATCAGAATTTACAGGCTCCTGACTCGGATAGAATTGAGGCGGAGTTGGTCTAATACCCGTTAATACTCCATAACTATGATAAGGAATAGTCGCCGGATACTGATTTGTGCTTAATGGTCCAGTAATGGGTGCATTAACATAATTATTATAAGACATAGACCCTTTTGCCGTAGTTACACTATATGGAGTTGTCATTTATATAAGCATTGAAAAAATTATTTATTAATAAAGTTGGGATTACCACAATACATACAATTAATATACACATCGCTAGCATTTATAATAGAGTTGTATCTCTTACACTTTAGGCAGACTGTCATGTGTTTGTTCTCTCTAAGTGTCCAATTGTCAACTATATTTTTATGTTTTAACCTCGTTCGATGACTTTTATCCATGTATATTTCATATAATATTAATATTGTGTGAAATCAAATTTTCTCCTAAATGTTGTTAAAAGCGTTTAATATGTCTCATAGCAGATTGCGCACCATTGGAATTATTACCGCTATACGAAAGGTCATTATAATTCTTATTAACAGCCTTTTGTTTCAAGTATGTGGTATAATCTGAACTATCATACACAAATTTTACATTACATGCCGATGCCGGTATTGTATCATTCAGTTGAAGACTATTATAAATGGCAGATGGCACACAGGTTGCTTGTACCGAACCAAATTTCTGCTTTAATCCGTGCATATTAGGACGTGATTGAAAGGACTGGCATCCGCCACCACATGAATAATTAAGTCGACTTAGCAAATCTCCAGCATTATTTACTGCACGAAATGGTGTAGTAATTGATTTTTTTAGATTACTGCGTTTAAGCTGCCTGTTATAATTTGTATTCCATGCTTGTTTTAAAGTAAATCGAATTTGTTCAAATTCGGAATATTCTTTATCAACTGTTTGATTTTGCTGGGGCATATAACCTCGAATAGCACCACCTGGACTTTTAGCGTTTACTACAAAAGGTGATGCCTGCCCACCACTTCCACCCACAGAACTAAAATATCCAATAGATGTCATATATACTACAACACGAAAAAACTTTTAGCCATAATGGAATAAGTTTCCTAAAATAATATTTATGATATTATATTATATTATGGGACAAATACAGTATTTACTTGGAGCGATTGTATTAATTGTTTTAGATGGAATATACTTAAACATTATCAAGCAATATTTCAACAAACAAATCCAGGCAGTTCAGGGGAGTGATATAAAGGTTAATTTTATGGCGGCTATATTGACGTATGTATTTTTAATTTTTGGTCTGAATTATTTTATTATTCGGAAACGGTTACCTGTTAAAGACGCCATGTTATTTGGATTGGTAATTTATGCAACATATGAATTAACATCTATGGCTTTGTTAACAAACTGGTCGTGGATAACTGTCATGATAGACACAGCATGGGGTTCTATTTTATTTGGATTAACTACCGCAATTGTCTATAAATTAACATAATCGTGTTACACCTTTTCTCATTTGAAACGCCCAATTAAACAAGAAAATTAGTAAAGTCAATAGTAGGAATTTCACCTACGATGGTCTAACTTTTTCCATTGAGAGTGCAATGGTGAAAGACGCTTTAGTGATTTTCAACGCTCCTCTTTATGAGACTCATTTGTTTGTCTTTGGGACTCACTCATAAAGATTCACTGCGTGAAGTAGGAAAAATCAAGGAAACCATAACTTAATATATCTTATAGATAACTCTTTATATCATTTACAAAGATTTATAATGGGCGTTTGAAATGAGAAAAGGTGTTAAATAAATAACATAAAGATATGTCGGGTATTATATATATATGTTGTCCGATAGAGAAATAGATTTATTACTCCCAGATTTTCCTGACATTAAACTTTCTTATGAAAATATTACACATAATAAAGTTTTCAACGCTGAAATTATTATTGCGATTCCAGAAGGGACCAAATGTTTCGCATGGTTTACCCATTATAAAAATAAAAATGTATGTTTTATTATGGAGCTAAATGCTAAAAGAAACATTATACGTGTAAAACGTGTCCCTTGCTGTTTTAGAAGTGACATCTCATATGGAACCATTTTGTATGGTACTATTTTCATTTATGCACAAACATCTTTTTTTGCAATGGAAGATATTTTTTATTATAAAGGAACAAATGTGTCTCATCAAACCTGGATTGATAAATTTGTATTATTTACGAAATTAATGAAACATGATATTAAACAAGTCGCGTATAATGATTCGTTTATTGTATTTGGAATGCCATTATATAGCGAGAAGGTTGAAGATATAGAAAACAAGGTAAAAACCGTGCCGTATAAAATAGAGTCTATTCAATACCGTTTGTATAATAAAACGGGAATTTATTTATACACGCCATATGAAACATTTCTTAAAAATAAAAGGAATCCTATAGAACAACCCGCGACTATTACAAAACCAATTGTACCAAAACAAATACCTAATAAAAGAGATGTACCTTCTCAAAAAATAAAGCCAACAAAATCAACCTTCATTGTTAGACCTGCTATTCAAAATGACATTTATTATTTATATTGTACATCTGCCACTAACTCTGAACCAAAATATTATGACGTTGCTCATATTCCTAATTTTACGTCGAGCGTTTTGATGAACAAATTATTTAGAAACATTAAGGAAAATGATAATTTAGATAAACTTGAAGAAAGTGATGACGAAGAAGAATTTGAAAATGAAAAGGAAGACCGATTTGTAAACATGGACAAAACCTATAATATGGTTTGTTCTTATAATTTCAAATTTAAAAAATGGTGCCCTCTATATGTGTCTAAATCTAACGCAAGCATTATAACAGAAGCTGAACTACTTGCGTTTAGTAAGTAACTAACTTGTTGACGCATTTTGATTATAATATAATATTATAATATATATGTCCGCAGGTTCGGGTGCTTCAAATTTAGGTTATGGAAATATTATACCAAATAGCAATATTAATGGCAGATTTGTAAATCCGGATAATTCTCATAATCCAGGACCGTTTGGCTCTAATGAAATACCAGGACTACCTGGGTTAGCCGGTGCAAAAAATAACGTTGATGCCGCCTTAGGTTATGTTCCGGGTATTTGTTTTAGCGGTGGTTCGAAACACTTTAAACATAAAATAAAAAAAATATCTAATAAGTATAAAATGAAAAGTAAAAAATTTACAAAACGTATGAAATCTCGTATTCGTTCTGCTTTTTTCAGAAAATCGAAAACTGGAAAATCGAAAACTAAATCCAAATCCAAAAGTAGACGTGTGCGAAGAACAAGACGCCGTAGAACCCAAAGGGGTGGTGGAGCATATCCTCAATCTATTCCTTACCCGCCTGGATATAGCCAATACCAAAACAATCAGCCTATGACTACTACATATTCGGTTGGGGGCATATTAAAACCTGGAGATGTAGGACTTGCGTCACCACCGCCATATTCAGTGTTACCTAATTATAGCAATTGCCAAGATAATTATAACCATTTTACAGGCAGGGGTTTCGCCAGCAGGGGTCATTAATTATTTTATATGTATTAAATATAAAATAATTCCGCTTTACATTATAATCCGAGATTTTTAATTGTTTTTAAGGCAGAGTCTGGTGTTACTGAAATACTATCTATATTGTTCTCTATTAAAAAATTACAAAATTCCGGACTATCCGACGGCTGCTGTCCACAAAATCCTACTTTTACTCCATTAGCCTTATACGTTTTAATAGCCATGCTTATCATTCTTCTATAACTTACATTGGTGTCATTTGATAAGTATGTTAATTTATCGCTATCACGGTCTATACCTAATGTAAGTTGTAATAAGTCATTTCCACCAATAGATACACCGTCAATCATAGGACTGAATTCATCCGCTTCTATTACATTTGACGGTATCTCGCACATTAAATATATCTGTAATCCATTTACTCCTCGGACTAAGCCATTTGACGCCATTTTATCAATTACTAGTTTACACTCATTTGGTGTGCGGCAAAAGGGTATCATAATAATAATATTCGTCATTTTCATGACTTCGCGGGCGTATTTAATGGCTTCACACTCTAATTCAAACCCTTTTTCATATTCACTCGAATAATAGCGCGACGCACCTCTCCATCCTATCATGGGGTTTTCCTCATTTGGTTCGTACAATTCTCCTCCAATTAAATTTCTATATTCATTTGATTTGAAATCCGATAAACGAACAATTACATCATTTGGGTAAAATGCTGATGCTATCTTGGATATACCACGCGCCAATCGTTTAATAAAATACCATTTTCCGTTATCATGATTACCAATAGCATTATATATTTGGTCACGCACGTCACTACGTACCTTAGGATAATCACATAAGGCTAATGGGTGAATCTTAATATAATTGCTAATAATAAACTCTAATCGAGCAAGACCTACACCACTATTCGGAATTAATGAACTATTAAAACTGTTCTCAGGGTTACCGACATTTAACATAAGCTTTACGGGGAGTTTCAGGTTTTTGTCAAATGTAAGTTTTTCAATTGTATAATTTAAAATTCCCTTATAAACAACTCCTTCTTCACCCTCAGCACAAGAAATAGTTACTTCATCATCTTGTTTTAGAACCTGTGTAGCATTTCCAGTTCCAACAATCGCATTTAATGCCAATTCTCTTGCTACAATAGCGGCATGACACGTACGCCCACCCTTGTTGGCGATAATTCCGGCTGAAATTTTCATAATAGGCTCCCAATCAGGTGTAGTCATATCTGTTACTAAAATGTCTCCCTTTTGAAATAATTTAAATTCGCTTACATCTTTTAACACACATATTTTTCCAGAACTTATTTTATCTCCAACCGCAACACCGGTAACAAGTTTCTCGCTTTTTTCAGTTAATACATATTTACACATTTCCAAAGTTGCAGAATTGCTATGTATAGTTTCAGGTCTAGTTTGGATAATGTATATTTGGTGGTCGTTACCATCGATTGCCCATTCAACATCTACACCAATATCTTTTTGAAACATTTCTGAATATTTTTGTTCTAGTTGTAAAACGTATCGCGCTAAGCATATCGCTTGCTGGTTTGTTAAACTAAAATTTACTTGTTCATTCAAAGTTGTTTCAATTTCCTTTACCTTTATACTATCATTCTTTATATCATTCTTTATATCATTCTTTATATCATTCTTTATATCATGGTCGTCATTATAAACAATTTTGGTATTTTTATCTCCCTTTTTTTTAATAAGAATTGGGTCTGCAGTAACATCAGTTAACACGCGTTTGTCTAATATAAATTCGTCCGGTTTTACTCCACCAGAAACGACCAACTCGCCTAATCCAAATGCTGAATTGATAATAATTGCCTTATTATAACCTGATTCGGGGTCAATCGAAAAAGCAACTCCCGCTGATGCTAAATCAGACCGTACCATTTTTTGTATGGCAACCGACATTTTCACATCTTCGAGCTTAATATTATGTGTATGTCTATATGAAATAGCTCTGCTATTAAACAATGATGAAAAACATCTCTTTACATTAAGAATAAGTTCCCTTTCTCCTTGTACATTCAAAAAAGTATCTTGTTGTCCGGCAAATGAAGCATTCGGTAAATCTTCCGCAATAGCACTAGAACGTATGGCTACCTCTAATGATTTAGAAAAATACAAATCGCATAATTCATTATAATTATTAATTATTAATTGCTCATGTTCTTGGGTAAAATTGGCTTCGAAAATTTTGTTTCGCAATTCTAATGATATTACATCTAACGCATTAATATCATCTATCGGAATATTAGACAAGTGGTTTTTAATAATTTCAGTTAAATTATTATATTTAATAAATTCATCATATAATTTAGTAGTAATCGCAAACCCATCCGCAATTAAAAAACCCATTTTTTTCGAAAAATGATGTAGTTCGCCTAGTGACCCACATTTTCCTCCAACCAAATTTTTGTTTTTGTATGAACAATCCTTAAACCAAATAATTTCCGTCATTATATAAATACATTAGCTAAAAAATAAATATATTTATCTTTATTAACACATGTTTGCTAAATTACTGTTAAAAGTTGCCAATATTATAAAGAGAGAGAAAGCAAAACTAACTATTGTTGCAAACCCTTCAATCATAGAACCTACCTGTGTTAAAATAGAACCAAGCACTATTGCACCGACTATTGCGGAACGAATAAGCGTAAAGACGCAATGCAAAACCTGTATTGGATGTGGATTTATTAAAACGGAGTCAATCATATGTGATTTATGTAATGGCACTAAGTGTATGAACTGTAATTCGATTGGTCTAACGCAACTACCGTGGAGTGAATGTCCAACTTGTTATGGTAGCGGCGAAATTATGCGTTCAATGTAATATCAGTTTACTGTAATAGACCCTTATTTAGGCATTTTTAGCAAACATTTTCCACATAATAGTTTATCTTTATTATCCAGTTCTACTTCTTCTAAAGTGTCGTCATCATCTTCTGTGTCTGAATCATTAGTAATGCTTTTGTCAGTTGAACTATGACTCTTTTCGGACACGGCTTTTTTGCTTGGGGTTTTTACACATTTTGTTTTTACATTAGCTTTTGGATGACATATAACTGTCCAATTCTTGGTATCCGGCGTATATTTATCACTTGTTATATAAATTATTTTATAGTTCTCTCTCTTATAAAATGTTTTCCTTTTTTTCCATTGGTTTTTAAATAGGTCATGTTTGTCCACAATATCAACCACAACTGGATTGCTGTGTTTTTCTCTTAAAATGCGTCCGACACTTTGTTCAATATCTGTTTTAGGAGTAGTCATAATTAAGGTCGTAAGCGTTTTTATGTCCAAAGCCTCGGCAGCCATGGCATAAGTAGCAATTACAACTTGTTTCCCTTCGGTTTCCTTCAGAGCATGTTCTTTCATACCTCCAACATAATATCCAACAGTAGCAATATTTCTATGTGAAATAGCATCATATAAATACTTCAAAATGTTTTTGTTATGTGCCAATATCATGATTTGTTGCGATGGGTTTTCCAAGAACATATCCGCAATTACTTTTACTATAAAGTCACTACGTCTGTTATATTCGCATAATTTAGATATCATGGAACTATATGCCGGCTTCCCTCTGAAATCTAATTTCACTTCATTAAACTCGTCATCATTTACAGTGTATTCAATCGCGCGCACTATAACGGCATGTTCTTCATCGCGTTTACCTTTAAATATTACATCACCCAAGAACAATTTAAATACATTCGACGTTCCATCTTTTCTCTCCATTGTAGCAGATAATCCTAACATATACTTCGTAACCAATTTAAACAATGAATTCGAGAATACTTCACTCGAAATATGATGCACTTCGTCGATGATAGTTAGTCCAAAACTATCGAAGATTGAAGCTGGATATTCTTTCATAGAGAGACTTTGTAACATACCAATTACAATATCTTTTTCTTCAATATCTATAATTTGACCTTGAATTTTACCAACACGCGCAGTAGGCAAAAATTGTCCAATTCTCTCTATCCACTGATTCATCAAAAATTCTTTATGAACAATAATAAATGTCTTTTTTTTTAGCTGCGCAATAATACTGAGAGAAAGCACTGTATTATGTGTTACAGTAAAATCAGCTAACACAAATCTTCGATTTCCATCAATTTCAAAACCATAATAATCATCTATTTCGAGCTTTTCAATTTTTAATCTATAAGTTAACGCATCCTTTAACTGTCTTCTTTCATAACCTTTTTTTCTTGGACATAAGGTAGGTATTTCTTCAATTCCTTTTCCATAAATATTAGTCAAAAAATATATTCCTTTTTTGGGTCCACCAGTTGCGTTGGTACACATTTTGGTTATTTGTTTTTTATAACTTGCGAACCCTAAAGATCTAGCTAGAAAAACTATATCATCAAGTAATTTTTCATTTTTCTGTGTTATTTCTATACAGTTTTTATTGAAATAACCATCGGAATCTATAATTCCTGCTAACAAGGATAAACGAACCTTCCTTGAATTACATAAATAATCGTGTGGAATATGTTTATTGTTCAATAAATTATTGTCTCTTAAAAAATCTTTAAAACTATTTTTATTTTTTGTAGAATTAATTCTATAATCATATTGTGCTCCAGCATATCTTAAATACAAGTCTGTATGTTTATGTTTGAATAAATCAACCATATATTTAATAACATAACTTTCTTGGGTGGTAATTCCGGTAGTTCTACTTGAACCATCCCCTAACCAATAACCGAGTAAATAGGGGTCAAATGAAACTATTTTTTCTTCAAACTGAATAGGAGTTTTATAGCCTAGCAAAACACCACCTTTTCCGTGAAAACATTTCGGTAAATTTAAAAAATCTATTACAGAAATATCAACGACATCTCCTTTTTTAATTTTTTTACTATGATTTGATGAACTTTTGAGTGATAATATATGACTTTCATTACATATATAAGAGTCACCCTTTTTACTACTAATTTTATACATTTGTTCTCTTCCGCGTGCTAAGGTCAATACCTTTCTTGGGGTTGAATCGTCGCCCATTAATAAATCACCTACAACAACGTCTTGTACATTTTTAACTATTCCATTATACATTAATATTTTAGTATCCTTTCCTAAACACTTACCATAAGCACATGGTAATTCCAACAACCCGCCACCTACTTCACGTGTAGACACACTGTTTAAATACGTTTTTACGACTATTTCCTGGTTTTCGCGAAGTTTGCCATTAAACGCAACATTTATATTGTCGCCATTTGATATTTTAATTGCCGAAGGGACTCCAAAATTCTCAACACCATAATAATGCGGAACATATAATTTATTTGACGACTCGCGATAGGCTGGAAAAGAATGCTGGGCGTTTACTGGACCACCATGGACCCGTGGTTTTATCATGAGGTCATTGCGGATTTGTTTTTGTTGTTCTACGGTTAATTCATTTTTAATCAACGTATATCCCTTTTGCCCGAGATAAGTGTTTTTTGGTTGATTTATTTTGGTATTGGTA